GCGCGAGCGCACGCGCGAGCTGCGGCGGCCGTTGCCCGCCGCCGCAATCCCCCCACGCACATCCGCTGAACACCGCGATCCGCACGTCCTGCCCCTCCGTTGTAGGGCGCGGACTTGTGCCGCGCCCTCTCCCCTACCCAAACGCTGGCAGCGCCCGGTCCTGCTGCGTCATCTGGATGAACGCGTTCCGTAGCACCTCGCGGTTCTTGGGGTCAGACAGCAGTGCCTCGAGCAGCTTCGGGTCGGTCGCGTCGAACTGCACCTTCACTGTGCTCTCGGTGCCACCGCCACTAGAGCCGCCCGACTCGGCCCCCCGACGCCCGCCCCGCCCGCCGCCGCGTCCGCGGCCACCGAAATCGTATGTGTAGCCCAATTGGTCGAGTCGGGCGTCAAGTGCTTCCATCTCCCGATCCTGTTGGCTCTGCACATAGGGCGATCTTCGCCCATGCGGTTTCGCCTTGCCCTTCCCATCGAGCCCGCCGGCCTCCGACAGCCCCATCGCATTCTCTTTGTCCGCCGCCGCGAACTGCTCCCGCATCCCCATCAGCGTCTTCGTCTGCGTCGGCCCCAACGTCCCCGCCGCCGCCGCCGACTCCAGCACCCGGTAGTACTGCAGCTGGCTGTAACTCGCGCGCTGCTGCTTCTGCCGTCCCGCCAGTCGAGCGAGCTGCATCCCGCCGCGCATCGAGGCGAACGCGCCCTGCAGCGACCTGGCCGTCTCGTTCATCGCCATCGCGTCGAAGTCGACAGTCCCGCGCAGCAGGTACCCTCCTCGGTACACAGGGCTCAGGTCACGCCAGCCGGGCATGTTCTCGTCTGCCCATGCCATGTTGCCCTGTGCTATCCGGCCCGGCTTCTCGCCCCGCCGTTCCTTCTCCAGCGCGCGATATGCGTCACCCATCATCCTCTCATCAATGTCTTTCCCGTGCGTCCTCACGGATCCAACCTGGCCGCCAAGCACCGCCATGGCGCCCACGTTTCGCCCGAGCGTCGATGGCGCGGCAATGCTCTCCGCCGCTGCGCCAGCCTCCGCCGCTGCGCCAGCCTCCGCCCCCGGCAGCGCCTTCCCGATCCCCTGCCCGGGTCGGTATCCTGTGAATGCGCTGCTTCCACCACCCCCGCCTCCGCCGAACCAGATCTCGCTCCCCATGATCCAGACCGGCGTCGCCCCGAGCCGACCCGCTGCCCCCAACGCTTTGTCCACAACCTGGCCCGCTTTGCCCGGCACGATCCCGCGGAGCTTGCTCACGATCTCCACGAGCTTCGACCCGCCGTATGCCGCCCCACCCGCCGCCGCCAACCCCAACGCCACCTTCAGCGCGTCCGGGTGTGCCTGCAGGACCTCCGCCAGCGTCGTCAGCTTCGCGATGACCCACTCCAGCGTCGGCTTCAGCGCCTCGCCCATCGTCACGTTCAGCGCCCAGATAGCGTCCTCCAGGTTGGTGACTTTGCCGCCAGTGGCTGTCATCAGGCGCTCCATCGCGCCAGCGAACCGCGTGGTGATGATCTTCTCCAGCGCAGGCAGGATCGTCTCGCGCTTCCAGGGGGTCCCGGCGCCTCCCACAGCGCCCGCCTTCTGCAGGTCCTCGGCGGAGATCGCGAAGCTCTCCTGCAGTCGCTCGATCGAACCGATGCGTGCCTGCTGGATCGCTTGGACTGCCGAATTGACGTCCGTCGTCCCGGGCCGGTTCCCCATCCCCGCGCTCAGGTTGCCCGCCAGCGTGACCCACTTCTCCCGGTCCAGGTTCATCGCTTTGAGCCGCACCGTCGCCTCGACGATCTCCCGAGCGCCCATCGGCGTCTTCTCAGCCGTCTTGATGGCCCACTTGTACGCGTCCCCGCCCTTCCTGGCGTCCTGGTAGACCGTATTCATCATCATGCGCAGCTTCTGCGCCTCGATGTTCGCATTGATCATGCCCTTGACGAGCCGCTCGATCCCGTAGATCGCGGCGCCGCCCGCGAGCATCCCGCCCATGGGCCCCAGCGCGTCTTTCAGCGCCCCGCCCAGCGCCTGCGCCTTGCCCCGCAACCCGTCGAACGACTGCCCGAGCCGCCGCGCCTGCGCCTCCGCGTCGCCCCGTACATTGATGTCGATGTCTTGCCTGATCGCCGGCATGATCCTCCCCCTCTCCCCTCGGGAGAGGGCCGGGGTGAGGGACCTGCCCCCGCCACTCTCCCCGTCTGCATCATGTAGGGCGGGGACTTGTGCCCCGCTATCCCACGCACTACTCCCTCGGATGCTCGTGAGCCCAGAGCGCTAGTCCTCTGCCCTGGGCCCGGCCGACCAAACATGCCTCGTCGTAGACTGTCAGCGCCCGCACCTCATCCAGCCCCATCTCCAGCACATCGCAGAGCCAGAACTCCCGGAACTCCTCCGGCACCTCCGGCAGTTGCGACTCCCCCTCGAGCGCGATCTTCCGGTCCAGGCACGCGTCGAACGGCTCTATGCCGCAGACTCCGCCTCGCTGTTCGCGAGGAGCACAGAGTCGATACCAGAGGCTGCGGCAATCAGCTTTTTTCCCCAGAGCACCTCGTCGATCGCCGACAGCCACACGCCGACCAATGCCGTCCGATGGGGTGGGGGGATCTGCCCGATGGCCTCCGCGGAGAACGCCAGCGGCTTCCCGTCGCACCCGATCAGCTCCGACCACCCGACGAGCAGGTCGAGCACCATCCGCTCCCCCGCGTCGGGGTCATCCTCGGGCGGTTCCAGCATCGCCTTCGAGATCGCGTTCCGCACCGCCGTCGTCGGCCATCGGAACCGGAACTCCGCGCCCTCGTACTCGACCGTCATCGCCTCACTGCACACGAACGGCATCGCCACAACCTCCGTAGGGTCGCCATTCATGGCGCCCTCTCCCCCGTCCGCCTACGTCACCACGATCCGCCCGTAGTTGTTCCCGTCGCCCGGGATCCAGACGTTCGTGAATCCGAGCACCTTCCCGCCCGTCTCCAGCGGGATGTCGAACCCCGCGTTCTTGTCGCGGATGAAGTCACTCGCGGTGAATGTGATGTTCTCGCCGGCAGTCCCATTCGCCAGCACGATGACGATCTCGATCCCCGCCTCCGTCGCACGGACGTTCATCCCGGCATCCTGGAAGAACGGGTTCCGCGTGACGGTCGTGATCGTCGGCGCTCCGGGGGTCACGATGAAGCAGTCCGGCTCCCATTCGTGGTCCGCCGTCGGCCCATCGCCATACGTCTCCGGCTCCACCATGAGGCCATTCGTGATCGACACCGAGATCGTGCCGTGCTTCACCCCTGCTGCGTAGGTCACGGTGGCATCCCGGAGCGTGTGCCCCAGGATCGAGTTGTAGACGATGTCGTATGTCCCAGCCGCCGACCGGGTGTAGATGCCCATCATCGTCAGGTCGAGGTTGGCGACCGCACCGGCTGCGCAGGTGATCGTCGCCGGCCCCGGTTGCACCGCCGTCAGGAGGTAGTCGTACCCCACGGCGCCCTGGGAAGCACCGAAGACGAAGCTCGGGAACGACGCAACCGTTGCCGCCCCGTCCGTCGGGAACCACAGGGCGACGTCCGCATGGTCCACCCCGACGTAGTTCCCCTGAACCGTCGCCGTCTCGATCCCCTTCCGCACGAACCGCGAGTTGTCGATGCCGTCGACGATCATGTCGTGCGACACCGGGGTGAACTTCCCACTCGTCAGCTTGCGGCAGAACGCGGTCTCTGTCGCGGTGATGAGCTTGCAGAGGCCGCCCAGCTTGTTCATCGGAGTTACAGCCATCGTTACCCCTCCCCGCCTGCATTGACCCGGACCGTCAGATCGCATCCGATGCACCAGAGGGGTAACCCGGCCATCATGCGGATGCGCGCCACTTCCGGTATCGAGTACGGGCTGGTATCGGGGTATCCCAGGTCCCAGCCCTCCCATCGCACGTCATAGACCTGCGCCCCGGCGCCGTCCGCGGAGGTCAGCGTCACCTCAGTCCGCGTCCCCGCCGCGGCGATCACCGCGAGCTTCGCATGGGGATCGTGGAACAGCGCCTTGTGGATGATCTTCGCGTAGACCCCTCGCGCGTTCGCCATCCGGTTCAGGAGCGCGCCGGTGGTCGCGTTGTGGCACTGGTCGAACCGCCGGAGGTGGATCACCCGCACCCGCTCGATGATCTCCTCGATCCCACTGGTACCCTCGGTCTCGGGCTGCGGGCCCATCCCGCGCACCATGACCCCCGGGCAGAACTGGTCGAGGAACCCCGCGCCATCCGCATCCGGTGTCAGTGGCCAGTCCGCCAGATCGCCCACATCGCAGTACTTCATCGGCGTCTCGAGGGCGTCGTCCGCATCGCGGAACCAGTTCGCCGGCAGCCCGCCCGTATGCGTGGCGCCATCAGCCCCATACAGCACCGCCTTGACCGCCAGTTGGATCTCGCTCGTGAACACAACATCCGTCGCCATCGGTAACCTCACCCCTCCCCCGAGTCATCCCGGGGGAGGTCAGGGAGGGGGCCCATCCGCCCCTAGTTCTGCCTGACCGTCAGCACCGTCATGTCCATGCCCTCACGCCCCAGCACCGTCCCGCTCCAGACCGGCCACCCGCCATCGAGCTGCACCTCCACCTGCCAGTCCGCCTCGATCGGAATGTCCGTCCGCAGCCGAATCGTGTAGATCGCCGCCCCCACGACCCCGAACGCCAGCGCGACCCGCTGCTGCGATGTTCGCACGCATCGGCACGGCAGCTCCACCGCGTCGCTCTCCGTCACCTCACGCGCCAGCCCATCCTCGCCCGAGGGCAGGACGGCCGGCTGCCTAATCCAGATCGTCGCGTTGTAGTCACCCACTGGCGAGCAGCCTCCTCACCTCGGCGTTGACGCCCCGCTGGATCTGCTCCACAACCCAGCTCTCCCGCCGCTCCCACGCGCTCGTCGACGTTCCATACAGCCAGTGCGAGCGGCCACCCTTATGCCCAGTCAGGTTCCCCGCCTCATTGTGGCTGGTCCACGTTGGCTTCCCCTTGCCCTCGGGCTTACCCATCTTCTTCAACCCGGCGGTCTTGGAGACCAGGAATGCTCGGCGCCCGAACCCGATCAGCATCATGTCGGCGCCATACTTAGCCTCGAAATCGCTCTGGGTATGGGTGAGGTCTGCGTTGTCGTGTTGGACCTCGGCGTACTTTGCCGCCATCCCTCCGAACCCGATCCGCGCCTTCGCTCTGAGCTTCCCGGTCCGGATGGTCGATACGCTGCCGGCTCGCTTCAGTGCACCCTCACCAATAGGCGTGTCCTTGGCCGCCTCTACCATGACCTTCGTCAGCGCCCGCGGCACGTAGGTCCGGCACAGCGCATCCATCAGTGGCGCCGCGACGTTGCCCGCCTTCGCGAGGAACGCCTTCACCGCCCGATCCTGGATCCGCACCGTGACCTGCATCGTCAATCCCCGTAGGGGCGCCATTCATGGCGCCCTGTCTGCCCGCGCCCCTCACCCCGTCGTCGCAAACGCCAACACCATGTACGGCCGGATCGCCGTCCATGCCCGCGGCGCGATCCGCGGCCGCCCGGTGGCGCCTGCCCGATAGGCATTCGTCATCCCATCGATCACCTGCATCGCCACCCCGGCCTCGCGGTTCGCGTCATGGTCCACCAGCGGCGGCGCATTCTCACGCTTGATCTGCCAGAACGCCTGCTCGCAGATCGCCACCTGCACACCGCGGGGAATCACGTATGCCCCGACGGCGTTCGTATCATCACCCCGCGGGAAGAACAGGAGCTGCGTATCCGTCGCCGGCGCACCGCGGAAGTCCACTCGGTTGGCGGTCGCGCTATCGCGCGCGCCACCAAGCTCCTCCTCGATCTCCTGCGTCGCCTCGATCAGCGCACGCGCACGCCGGGTGGCGCCCCAGCCCAGCCACTTCGCCTCGCGGAGGCCGTTCGTGAAGTAGGCAGTCGCCTGTGCCTCTGTGACGTAGCAGTTGTCCGTCGCACCACCCGGCGTGCAGATGACGAGCGAAGCCATGGCGACTAGGCCCCCTCGGCCGCGGGCGCGGGAGCGCGCCCCACATGCTTCCCCACATGCCGTGCGGGCGCCGGCGTCGCCGCCGGCTGCTCACCAGGCGCCACAACCATCACCGGCACCACGTTCGCCAGCGCCTTGCTCAGCTCGCGGATGACGTCCTCGAACATCCGCAGCACGCGCTTCGCCTCGAACGGCTTCCCCTCATCCAGAAGCCTCGCCACATCCGCCATCTGTGCCTCGCCGGTCTGGATCGCCGGCACAGTCAGGCTCTGCTTCCCGAACCGGCTGAGGTCATCGAGGCACTGCTCGAACTGCGCCTGCAGGTCCACCAGCTCGTCCCGCACCGGCTCCGACGGCGACAGGATGAGCTCCTCGGCGGGTCTCTCCAGGACGGCGTTCGCCGTCTGGCAGGACCTCTCCAAGTCGCCCAGCGGCAGATACCCCTCGTAATACCGCCCCGCGTACCTGCTCCCCGGCGCCAGCTTGATCCAAACGGTAGGCATGAAACCCTCTCCTCCTGCACCTTCCCCCCCCGTTCACGGGGGGGATTCAGGGGGGGGGACTCATCCCCCGCCCCATTGCCCCTTACGTGTACGCCACTCCGCAGCCCGGCCGGAACCGGAACTGCAGCGTCACCTGGACGAGGTCGCCCGATGTCGCGGCGCCGGTCTCCGTGAACGTCGCTTTCAGGACATCCCCGGCGACCAGTTCGAGACTCGCCGTCGTCGTCGTCTTGATGAGCTGCCACCCGACGCCCGCCGCGATGGCGACCGCAGCCGTGTTGTCGTCGTGGGTGTCCTGCACCGCGATCGCAGTGCTCCCCCCGCCCGCCTGGCCGAGGTTCAACACCGTCACGGTCGCGTAGTTGTCCGCGTGCTTCGCGAGCGTTGTCCCGCAGGCCATGTAGATGTCCTCGAGCACGCACCGCTCGGGGACAACCCAGTACGCCACCGGCGCATCGGACGCGTCCACTGCCCCCACGTAGATGCTGTGTGTCACCAGCCCTGTGCTTGGCATCTCAGTCTCCTCCTCTGCTCCCGCCTCCGGGACTAGGTGTAGTAGAGCCCACACCCTCGGCGGTAGCGGATCTGGAAGCTGGCTGCCGCCAGGTCCTGGGCCGCGGCGCCTTCAGTCACCACGATCTTGATGACATCGTTCGCCACCATCTCGGCGTACGCCGCCGCGACCGTGATGCTGTAGGGCACCAGCGCCGTGATCGCCACGTAGCCCGCGACGTCCGAGTCGTTCGTCTGCGCCGCCACGACCGCCGTGCCGGCGCCCGCCTGCCCCAGGTTCGTCACCGTGAACACGGTGTTGTTCGTGCCATGCACCACGTGCCCCGTCGTGTTCACCATGTAGATCGCCTCGATCACGCAACGCTCCGGCGCGATCCAGTAGAAGACCGGCGATCCAGTCGCATCGACCGTCCCGACATGGATCGAGTCCGCCATGAGCCCACTCATCGGCATGGAAATTCCCTCCTCGTTGCTGGGCGGGGCCTAACGCCCCGCCCGCCTCTCGTTGCGTCCGCCCTGTCGTCCGCCCCATAGGGGCGCGATTCATCGCGCCCGCTTAGTAGTCGGTCAGGTGCTTCTGGCCGCAGCTCTGGTTCGCGATCCCGCACCCGTAGTAACAGGTCAGGAGGATCTCCCAGCACTGCGTGTTCTTGTTCCACTCGACCTCGAGCTCGAAGTCCTGGCCCCAGGACATCCCGATGGCTTCGTTGTTGAACATCCCGCCGACCCAGTCGACCGTTGTGGCCGGCTGCACATCCGCGGTCACGTACCACCGCATCCCGATGATGTTGTCGACGTAGTAGTTCTGGTAGTAGCCCTCGGCGAGCCGGGTCATCGAGGCGGTGATCAGCGGGGAGCCGGCCTCCGCGAGCAGCTCGCCGTAGCTCTGCTCATGGAGCACGAAGATGAGCTCCCCCGCCACACCGAGCGCTCGGAGAGCGCCCTGTCCGTTGCGCACACCGGCCCAGGTCGCGTCGACCGTGGTGCCGCCGCTGGTCGCCGTGAAGCTCGCGAACAGCGAGCACACGTCCTTGTTCACCAGCGTGGCCATCGCGCGGCCCAGCTCGGTCCCGGCGAGCGTCCACTCCTGCGCCGGGTTGACCGTCTTCTTCATCCGCTCCTTGGTGATGATCGTCCCGACCTGGTGCTTCGTGGCCGTGACCAGGACCGTAGTCGGTGTGAACGCCTGCCATGCGTTGTACTCCGCCGACTCGGCGACCTCGGAGGCGGTGAGCGCCCCGTAACGCCCGAACGATCCGGTGAGGCCCTGGCCCTGCCCGGTCACGTCGGCGATCTGCATCACGTCCTGGGAGAACCCTGGGCCCCCCGGGACGAAGATGCTCCGGTTGCGCAGCGCCAGAAGCGCTGTCTTCAGGGAATACGCCGTGTACTCGGTTGGCACACCGGCGCTGTTCGTGATGGTGACTGCCATGCGAACTCACCTCAAAGCTGGACCCGGATCCCCTGCTTGGCCATCTCCGCCATGAACTCGTTCTGGTCCATGTCCTCGATCGTCTTCGCTGCCGGGGGCGCCTGCTGTCCAGGGGGATTCGTTGGTGCGCCCACGCTAGGCGTGGGCTTGCCCTGCATCCGTTCGGCGAGTGCCGCTCCCACGTCGCCAAACTCCTGTCGGATCTGTTCCGGGGTCATCGCGGCAAGCCGCTGGATCATCGCGGTCCGGTCGGCGTCGAACGCCGCCTGGGTCGCCGTGATGCTTGCAGTGATCTCCTCCTGCGTGTCCCCGGTGATCTGTGCTCGGTAGGCTGCCGGTAGGCTGGCGGCATTCTGGGAGACCAGGTTCGCGCGCAGCGCGGTAACCTGCGCCGTCGCCAGCGCCTGCTCGGCTGCAACACGCCGCACCTCAGCATCCGCCGCAACCTTCTGCGCTTTCTGCAGCTCGCTCAGTTCGGCTTCATCGCGCTTCGCCTTCTCGTCCTCGAGCGTCTTCAGCCTCTCGGTGAGCACGTCGCGCTCCTTCTTGTGCTCCCGATCAGCCGCTCTCCGCACCTCAGCTTGAGCGCGCTCAATGTCCGCCTGCGTCAGCGCCACTCCCGCGGGTGCTCCAGTGGTATTGCCCCCAGCGTTCTGCCCGGGCTGGGTCCCGGTGGTCGGCTCCTCGTTGCCCCCAGGGTTCTGCCCGTCCTGGGTCCCGGTGGTCGGCTCCGGCATCTCTGCCTCCTCGGATCATCGTCTGGGCGCCCACCCAGCCCCCGTAGGGGCGACATTCATGGCGCCCGATCTCTCCCCCCTGGAAACACAGCAGGGGCGCCGCGCCGACTAGGCGCAGCACCCCTGCAGTGCTCCCGAGGGTCAGGCGGGGCTCAGGAGGTCCCCACTTCACGCGGCGGGCTGGCCGGCCCTCACCGCGAATAGCCTGCGTTCAGTTGTAGGGCGCGGACTCGTGCCGCGCCGTCACTCACCCATCTTGTACATCGCCCCCCCGCACTTCTCCTGCCTACTGCTCCCAGCCTATGAGATGCGCAGCTTTCGCGCCAGCCATCCCAGGCCGTTCAGGATGCGTCAGTCCGCTCCTCACGGCCCCGTGAACTGCACCGCCGCCGCCCGCGCCTCTTCCGTGCCGATCCGTGCCGCCAACCGCAGTGCTATCCGCCACGCTTCCGCATAGAAGAAGTCAAGCGGATGGCGAAAGAAAAAGCGCCCCCAGCGGACGGGCCGGGGGCGCCGGTGCGGCGCGCCGGAGGATGCCCCAGCGCGCCATGCTCATCTTGGCGGCGGCAAACAGCCGTGTGCTACGCCCAGACGAGTGAATGTTCAGCCGCGATCGCCGCCTGCGCGGAGGCCAATACTCGTCCCAACAGCAGGTCGGGTACCGCCCCAGCTTCTGCGCGTCGCAGCAGCTCCTCGCACTCGGCGACAAGCTTCGGCAGCATGGCGACCGTATGCTCGAACTCCGTGGGGATCGTCTGCAGGATCGTGTCGAACCGCCCACTCAGCGCGCCGGGCTGATCGCCAATCCAGTCGAGCAGATAGCCCATCTGCGCATTCGTGCCGATGCCCTCGCCGTCATCATCGCCATCGCCCCATTCCACGTTCACGCCCATGCTCTCACCTCCCGCGTTGCTGCGCGCCAATCCCGGCGCGCTGTCGTGACCGTATCTCGCTCCGCACCATGGTCGATCGTTTGCGGATCGCTGCGGCTTCGCGCTTGGCCGCCGCCGCGAATGCCTGCGGATCTTGCTCAAAGAGCCATCGCTGATGCCATTCAACTCCGCCTATGTTGGTATCGACCGTTGCCACGTGCCGCATTGTGTCCAACCGGAACTCACCCAGACCGGGCCGCTCGAAGACACTCGCAACGCCTGCATCATCAACCAACACCACATAGGTGCCCGGCGTAAGGCCGGCCTCCGTCGCCTCGAGGAGTTTACGCGCCTTCGCCTTGTGTTTCATCGAGGGCTTCATGTCCTTCAGCGCCTGTCCGGGTCGCCGGCGCATGGTCTTCACCTCCGCCCCGACTGCGTACGGGCGTGCGACCACATCGAACGGCGCTTGTGGATCATCTCCGTTCATGCGTTCGGCTCCACCGTTGAAAAGTTCGGCTATCAGTCGGTCGCCCCGGTCACCGATCGTCTGATCATCCACGGCGGAACAGAGGTAGCCCCCTGAGTAGTCGGGGCGATACGACGGCCGCGATGGAGCCATGTCAGTCTCCTCTCGCGATCTTGCAGACCTGTTGGGCTCGCCGTGCCCCAACTGGCGTCGCATCCCGCGATGTCGTGACGCGCTTTGGATAGGTCTGCTGCCCGATGACGATAGGCGCCTTCCGTTCTGGAGTCGGCCTGCCCGTGGGCTCCTCCAGCCCCACCATCTCCCGCAGCAGCTCCCGATCCTCCCCCGACAGCGGCGCCGTCAGCAGGTCCTCCGGGAACTCCCATTCGTCCGCGTTCTCGCTTACCCACGGCAGGCACACGTGGATACAATTCGGGTGCTGGAACCCCTGCGAATGCGCCTGCGCCACCGTCGTGTAGCCCTCGGTCCGCCCCGTCAGCGAGAGCTTCTTCCCGAGCCACGGCGCGCAGAACGGGCAGGTGGTCGGCGTATCGCTCACCTCGACCAGGTCCTGCCCGAGCTCGACCTCCCGGCGGAACATCGCCTCCTGCTCCGCCTCACGCGGCGTCGTCCGGGCGATCATGCTGGCGTATGCCTTCGGCTCCCACTTCCGGCCGGCCGCGTCGACGTAGACGAACAGGTCCTTCTCCCGGAGCCGCTTCAGCACGAGCTTCTGCGCCTCGCGCTGGGTCATCCCCTGCGCGAACGCCTCCTCGATCGCCTGGATGTTCTCCGCTCGATAGAGCTTCTTGTACTCGAAGTTGCGGTCGAGCCGGTAGGCGTTCGTGGTGAGCGGCTTCATCAGCGCCCGCTGCATCTCGGAGATCGCCTCAGTGTGGAGCTGCACCATATCGAGGTTCATCGGGGTGACCTGGCCCGGGTGCGCCGCCCGGCTCATCCCACCTGGCCCCCAGCCCGTCCGTGGGCCGTACGAGGTTTCGAGGATCTTCAGCGCCTCTTCATGGGTCGCGCCCGCCTTGACCAGCCCCTGGTATGCCGACGGCGGCGGCGCCCCCGTCTCGCCGTTCAGCGCCTGCACCGCATCCCAGTGCGAGAGCCCCTCCTTGCGCAGCGCCTTGTACCGCTCCGCGTCGGCGGGCTTCATCAGGTAGCAGTCGGCGACCGCGAGCCCGTGCTCGTACAGGTTGCCGATGTACTGCCGCCCCCACTGGTCCTGCCCCGTCTGGATGTTCGCGATGGCCCCATGGATCTGCGCCACCTGCTGGTTCCTGAACGCCCGGCCCCAGTCGCTGATCTCGCCCCCCTTGGCCGCCAACGCCTTGACGATGTCCGTCTCCGCCCGCTGGTAGACCCCCACAAGTTGCGCCGCGATCTCCGCGTACTCGAGCGCAGTCGGCATCGGCAGCGGGAACTGGTGCCGTCGGCGGGTATCAGGCACTGTATGCCTCCATGAGCACCCGAGCGAGCGCGTTCACCGCCAGCTCCTCACCCACCCGCTCCTCGTCTTGCAGCATCTTCCGGAGCCGGCGCGGGATCTGTGCATAGACGCACTCCGATAGCTCCCACTTTGCAGTCAGCATGAGGTGCAGGAGCTCGTGAATCACGGTCCTCTCCAGCCGCTCGCATGGCTGCTGGGTCGCTATCGTGATGATGGCATCGTATGAGTCCTTCCGCCGCTGTACGTCTGCCCAATGCCCTTCGTCGTTGATCGTCACATCCTCGACGGTGATGATGCTGATCTCCCATACGTCGAGATGCAGCCTCTTCTGCCACTTCCACACCAGCCGCCCCACTGCATCAGCCGTCATCCCCGCACCGTCGCTCTCACCAACGGCGCCCATGCCCCGCAGTGGAATGTGCAGGCCCGCCATCCGTCCAGGTACGTGCACCAGACATTGGCTGCCTCATCACTCACAGGCTGTCTCGCCCCACTACAATGGCGGCACTGGAACCCGAACGCCTCGTACACCGCATCGAATACGCTCTCCATCTCCGTCCACCGGAGAGGACCACAGCGCCCTGCAAACTCCTCGGCCAGCCGCTTCATCTCATCGTTGCGCATTAGTGGGCGTTCCGCCGTCATCCCCGCACCTCATCCGCCCCCGCAGTCCATCCCCCCGTTCACGGGGGGACCGAGGGGGGGCTCACCTATCCGTCGTTAGCTCTCGCCCGCCCCGCCCGCGCTCAGCCTGGTCCCCAACCCGCTCCACCCGGCCACCGGCGCCGCGCTCGGCGCGCCCTGGTTCGCCTCCTGCTGGATGTCTCGGGCGAGCGTCTTCGCGTCGTCCTCGCTCATCCCATGGAGCACCTCGATCGCCCGCGGCCGGCTCTGCACCCCCGCCTCGATCATCCGCGTCTGGTCCTCGATGTCCTCCGCCCGATCCGCCGGCAGCCCATCCCCGAACGTGATCGTGATCTGCTCCGCCCGCAGCGGGTAGAGCTTCAGGTCCATCGGCTTCCGCTCCGCCACCGGCTCGCCCGGCGCCGGGATCTTCACCTCCGGCAATACCGCCCGGAACCCCAGGTCGTTGCCCACCGCGACGGCCAGCTTCGTCGTCAGCGAGTACACCCGCTGCAGCCCGGCCCCAAAGGCCAATGCCTTCGCCTGCACCGTCGCCTGCGTCCGCATCTGCCTTAGCTTCAGCGCCCGGCCGGACATCGGCCCCGCGTTCTCCTGCGGGATCAGCGCGTCCGTATCGATCCCCGCGACCGCCGCGATGGACTCTTTGGCGTCCCGGATCGCCTCGACCGCCGCCCCGAGCTGCGCGTCCCAGACGATCATTCCGACCGGCGAGTTCGACGAGCTACCCGGGTCTGTGGGGAACCACTTGTTCGCCACGAGGTCAACCTCGCCGTGCTCATCCGCGATGTTCGGCCCGTACATGAACGGGTCGACGAACTTGTCGAGTAC